CGCAACCGGGGTCCGGCAGTCCGCGCCGAGCGGGGCCGGGCCCCTTTTTCATTACAAACGAGCACCCTGAACAATGAGAGCAAGCAGACTGAAAACCGAGAAGCGCGTGGAAAACGCCATCAACCGGAGCCTGAACATCCAGACCTTCGGCCTCGAGAACGATTACCCGCAGCGCCTCCGTGAGATAGTGGACGCCAGCGCCACCGGCAGCTCGTGTATGAGCATCTACAAGAAATTCATCATCGGCAGGGGCTTCGCCCAGGCCGATTTCTACAAGGCGGTCATCGACAGCCGGGGCACCTCGGTGGATTCGCTGCTGGATTCCGTCAGCGAGGACCTCGCCCGCTTCAAGGGCTTCGCGCTGCACGTGAACTACAACGCCCTCTTCCAGATTGTCTCCGTCCAGCACGTCCCCTTCGAGTGGCTCCGCTTCGAGGCGCTCGATAAGGACGGCCGCTTCGACCGCATAGCCCTCCACCCCGACTGGGGCAAGCGTAACACCAACGTCAAGAAGTTCGACGCGAAGGATATCGTCTGGTTCCACTTCTTCAATCCCGACCCGGAGGTCATCAGCCGCGAGGTCGCGGAGGCCGGCGGCTGGAACGGCTACAAGGGACAGATCCTCTATTTCTCCGGCGACGGCGACCGTACCTACCCTGCCCCGGTCTATGATGCGGTGGTGACGGATATGTCCTCGGAGGAGGGCCTTTCCAACATCACCTTCCGCAACGTGCGCCACGGCTTCCTCCCGGCGGGCATGGTCATCGACCACGACAACACAATCAACGGCACAGACCAGGAGAACGAGACCAAGAAGGAGCTCACCGAGTACCAAGGGGACACCGAGGCCGGGAAGCTGATGTATATCTGCCTCCGGAACGGCGAGGAGAAGCCGGAGTTCGTACCCTTCGAGGCTCACAACTTCGACAAGGACTTCGAGAAGGCCGAGAGCAAGACCCCGGAGATTATCGGGCGGGCCTTCCAGCAGCCGCCCATCCTACGCGCCCAGGACGTAGGTGCCAACTTCGGTGCAGACCTGATGCGCAACGCCTACGACTTCTACAACTCCGTCACGGAGACCGAGCGGATGACCATCACCCGCGTCTTTGAGCAGGTGTTCGGCTTCTGGCATGACCCCTCCATCAACCCGGACCGTGACTACGAAATCCTCCCCAAGGTGTACCGGATCAATGCTACGCTGGCCGAGCGGCTCGGCGACGCATCGACGGAGAAGATGCTGGAAATCCTCTTCGACACGTCCAAGGATGACACCGTCAAGGAAGCCGTGCTCAAGACCGTTTACGGGCTGGAGGACGACGAAGTGCAAACCCTTTTAATCACCAGGAGGCCAGGAAATGATAATAACCGTCAATGACATCCGCAAGGTGCGGCAGGTCGCCAAGAATATCGACGACAGCCGCGTGGAAATCTACATCCGCGAGGCCGAGAGCCTCGATATCCTCCCGGCCGTCGGCGCAGAGGAGTACGACCGCCTGACGGCGGCCACCCCCGACCCGGCTCTTTCCGAGGATGAGCAGCTGCTGCTCTCCGGCGGCACCTATGAGGACGCTGGCGGCGTCAAGCGCCGTTTCGAGGGCCTGAAGGCCGCGCTCGCCTACCTCGCCTACGCCCGCTTCGTGCGCAATCACCAGCTTAACGTCACGCCCTTCGGCGTGGTGTTCAAGGACGGCGATGAGAGCACCCAGACGGACGTCCGGGCGATAGCCGCCGCCTCCAAGGACGCGGAGCGCATCGGCCAGGAATACCTCGCTGGGGCCATGGCCTTCTGGAAGGGCCGCAACCCGTCCGGCTGCAAGCCGGGCCCGGGAGGCAGGCCCCGCCGTCGTTTCATCCCCATTGGGGACTAACCGGAGGAGGACTACCCTATGGCCACTCGAACCAGCAGAACCAGCGTTGCGACGAAGCTCCTGCTCTCCCTGATTGCCGGGGAGGGCATCGTCTTTACGCAGGACAGCGCCAACAAGCGCCTGACGATCAGCACGCGCCTTGGGGAGTTCCGTCTGTCGATGACCGTGCCCCAGGGGCTCCTGGTCAATCCCGCCACGATAACAGCCGAGGGAGGCACCTTCGCCATCACCTACGAGCCCGGCTACTCCATCCCGACGGATGAGAAGCAGGCCGCGTGGGACACGGCGGCGGCCCTCGCTCACGAGCACCTCAACAAGGCCGTTCTCGACCTCTTCAGCAAGAGCGACGGCGCAAACGTGGCATGGGATAACATTGAGCTCGCCTATAAGAACCAGCACCTGCGGAAGGATATCGCCGACAGAGCCAGCGCCCTAATCACATTCCTGCAGGGGGCAGAGTTCGGCAACTTCAATGCGGGCATGATGTTCGGCACGGGCGGCAAGGTGGACGGTCAGGGAAACGCCGAGGTAGAGAGCCTCAAGGTGCGGACGTACCTCGAGGTGCTGGAGCTCATCGTGAACCGGCTCTCCGCGCTGGAGGGCGACCAGCTGCTCACCGAGGGCGACACTATCACCGGCGTCACCGATCTCGGGGACGGCACCTACCGCCTCCAGCTGCAAGAGAAATGGGACGGCTACTTCACCGCCCAGGCTCCGGGCAACGTGCTCAAGGGCATCCTCAACACGCTCACCAGCGGCCACGGTGAGACCACCCTGGGCAGCGGCGAGTACTATACCTGCTGGATGAGGGTGCTGTCCGTGAACACGGCAAACAACACCATCGAGGTCATCCCCTACCCTGACAATCAGGTCCCCGGCGGGCAGAACTACCCCCCGACGGAAATGATGAAGATAGCCCGCTGGGGCAACGTCTCGGACACCCGGCGACAGAGCTGCCTCTACCTATCCTCAACGGAGGGGCGCATCGTCAAGTACTCCCACGTCACGAAGCCCATCATTGACAATTCCAGCTACGGCTTTGTCATGGGCGAAATGCCCGACTTCATCAGGAACTCGGGCCTTCCCATCCAAGAGGGCGCTGACTACGCCTACTTCCGTGGTATCGTCGTGCAGGACCTCCTGCGGATGGACTACCAGGGCAACGCCATAGTGACCTACGTCGATCGCGGGCAGTACACCCCCAATCCGTCGGAGCCATACCACTGCGCCGCGCTTAACAGCCAGACCGGGGTCTTTGAGACCTCGGACGTGTGGTACCACGGCTGCAAGTGGCGGGCGCTCGTGGATGAGCCCGATGAGGCCCCGAAGTGGAACTCCACGCAGTGGGCGCAGGTCGAAGGAAACCCTGACTTCGAGATCGAGCTGGAGAGCAGCCGGGGTGACTACTTCGACTTCGATGACTTCAATACCGTCCTGACGGTGAAGGGCCGCATCTATAACCTCGACGTCACGAGCGATATCCGGGCCGAGGACGTGGCGTGGACGCGCTACTCCGAGGACGCTTCCGGAACGCCCCGCACGGCCTCCGATAACATCTGGGCCTCCCGCCGGGCGGGTGCCGGGAAATCCCTGGCGCTCACGCAGGCAGACGTGGACTTCGACGGCGTAGCCCTCCCCAAGGTGCTGCGCTTCACCGCCACGGCCACCCTCCGCGACGGCTCCACCTCACAAGCTTCATTTGAATACTCCGCATAGCGTATGAAAACAAAAAGATTTGACTTTGACTTCAAGCCCCTGCGGATCCTTACGTCTTTTGGCGTCAAAGGTTCCGTCCCGGGTCGCCAGGTGTACGACAGCAACCTCGGAGAGTGGACGCCGGACTACACCATCACCCCGCTGGTGCTGCAGCTCTCCGTGAGCCGGCAGGACAAGGATGAGGTGCTCGCGAACGGGTCTATCAACAACCTACTGACGAACGTACGGTTCTATGAGATCAAGAACGGCACGAAGACCCAGATTACGGCATCCAACGCCGACTACACCATCGAGACGTCCGGCAATAACGCCGGGCGCATCCTCGTGAACACGAACGTCGCCTACCTCTTCCCGGTCACCCTTCTGGTCGAGGCTGATTACCTCGACACCAGGCTGAACCAGACGCACCACATCAGCGAGAGCTTCCTCCTTGTCTGCGACAACGGCTCCCCGGTGCAGCCGGAGGTTGAGCTGGATATCGACGACCACACGGTCTGGAACCCGCTGAAGGAGAGCGACAGCGTGACCATCACGGCGAAGCTCCGGCTCGGGGCGGCCGTCGCGGCCTATGACAGCCACCTGCTTTTCAAGTGGCAGAAGCTCCGCTCCAATGGAACGTGGTCGGACGTAGGGGCCGTTGAGTTCGAGGACTACGACTGCTCCGTGAGCAACGAGGGCCAGCAGATGAGCCTGACAGTGAACCGCCGCCTCATGGGCCCGGACCTCAAGCTGCGCTGCGTCGCCCTCTACAACCCCGACGGCACCACCTCCGGGATGACCGTTTCCGACGCGACCCCGCAGCGCTCCTTCGATATCGTCAGGCGCATCCCCAAGTATGAGCCCGACTACGGCGGTGTCCCTACGAACATCCCGCCGGGCTGCATCTACATCTACCCGGAGGCCCGCGTCGAGGACAGCGACGGTGTGATATCCAACCTCGACCAGGAAATGCACATCCTCTGGAAGGCGGCCAGTAACCAGCAGTCCGGCGCACTTTCCTTCACGGAGATCGGGCACGGCATGGCCCCGGCGCTCCCCACAAAGAAGATAGTGAACGAATACGGTATGGTGCTCGGCCTCGACCTGGTGGATGCCGGGCCGGAGGCCGCGTGGCTGGACAGCGATAACGCCTACATCATCGACAGCGACGGCGCCATCCTTCTCATCAAATAGCAACCTATTAAACCCACAAACACAATGGCAAGATACATCAAAGCAAACCCCAAGGTGGTGAGCTACCTCCACCTTGAAAACGTCCGCAATCAGCTGCAGGACGGCAACTACCTTCTCTGGCAGGCCGACATCCTCGAGTTCGGCTCCCTTACCCAGCTCCCGGACATCCTCGCACAGATCGGCGGCATCGCTCTCTCGAGCCACGAGGCCAGAGAGGAGCAGGACGGCGTGGTGCTGCGGCCGCTCCCGGAAGCGACCGACCCGCGCTTCATCTACACAACCCCCCAGCCGGAACCCGAACCGGAACCCCAACCCGAGGGCGAGAACGCCCCGCAGGGCGACGCGGAGCCTTCGGATGAACCGG